TGCTGCCAAAGCAGCAAGCATGACAGACTCCCAGAGACGGAGTGCCGTTGCAAGGAAAAGAAGTAAAGCACAAGGTGTAGGTGGTAAACCTACTAATGTTAAAACTATATTAAAAAGAGATATTGGTGGAACTATAGAAATACCAAGTTTAAAAAAAGGAAAATTTGGATTTAATTTATTTGAAGTTTCAAATTTACAAATAGACCCTAATTTAGCAAATTTAGAAAAAAATATTAGGAAGTCAAAAGCAAAAATTAATCCTGAATTAAATTACGGTACAATTTATAAAAAGGGAGAGTTGAATATAGGGGTTAACAAAGATAGACTAAGAATAGGATTTAAAAAGAGGTTTTAATTATGGCAACATCAGGATCAACATCATTTAATTTAAATATTGACGAAGTCATAGATGAGGGTTACGAAAGATGTGGGCTAAGACCCATGGCTGGTTATGATTTAAAGACAGCGAGAAGATCTTTAAATTTGTTATTCGCTGATTGGGGAAATAGAGGTATACACCTTTGGAAAGTACAATTAAATGAACAAGCTTTAACAGCGGGAACAGCAACCTATACTGTTGCCTCAAATGTGAACGATGTTTTAGAGGCATATATATCGACTACGGCTGCAGCTAGCGATAATGCTAACACACAAGATGTAGCTCTTACAAAAATAGACAGATCTGCATACTCAGCTTTGCCAAATAAATTAGCTACAGGTCAGCCGTCTCAATACTATGTGGATAGACAAACAACACCTAAAATAAGTTTATATGTTGCACCTGATGCTTCAACTTACACAACTTTAAAATTTTATACTATAAACAGAATTGAAGATGCTACAGCTTACAATGATCAACAAGCTGATGTGGCTTACAGATTTTTACCATGTATGTGCGCGGGTCTTGCTTATTATTTATCTATGAAAAAAGCACCTGACAGAATACAAGCTATGAAATTAATTTATGAAGATGAACTAAAAAGGGCTTTGGAAGAAGATGGGCAGAGAACATCGTTATATGTGACTCCTCAATCGTACTATCCAAATTTAACATAATGGCTAAATACGCAAACGGAACAAGATCAAAAGCAATATCAGATAGAAGTGGGCAAGCATTTCCATATCAAGAAATGGTTACAGAATGGAATGGTTCTTTTGTGCATATATCTGAGTTTGAAGAAAAACATCCTCAAATTAGAAGAAAGAGAAATGTTGCTGATGCAATCGCTTTGCAAAAAGTAAGACCAATGAGATTTCAACAACCTAAGACTGTTGCTTCCAATGATAATACATTAGCTGATTCAGGAGGCACTTCTGTAGGAGTGGCTAATCTAACTTTACCTGGCGACTTTGCATTTGAGACTTTTGAAACAGAAGTCACAAGTAACGGTATAACAACAAGTTTACAAACAATGACACCAAGAGACCCATCATTACAAAACAGAAGAAGAGAAGCTTCTGCTAGACTAGGGTCTGTAACAGTGAGTATATCATAATGGCAATAACTTATTCAGCATTTTTAACTCAAGTAAGAAACTACACTGAAGTAGACAGCAATGTTTTAAGTGATAGTTTACTTGATCAATTTATAAGAAACACAGAGTTAGATGTGGCTGGCCAAGTAGATTACGATGATTTAAGAAAATATGCGACTTCAAATACCACAAGCGGTAATAGATATGTATCAATGCCATCAGATCTTCTTATTTTAAGATCTGTGCAAATTATAAGTTCAAATGTGCGTGATTTTTTAGAGAAAAGAGACACTAGTTTTATATCTGAATTTTCGCCAAACGATACAGTTACAGGCACACCTAAATATTTTGCTAATTGGGATGAGACAAATATTTTACTTGCACCAACTCCTAATGCTGCGTTTGAAGTGCAAATCAACTATATCAAAGATCCACCTCATTTTGATAGCTCAACAAATACTTATCTATCTGAGCATCATGAGGCAATGCTTCTATACGGAGTGTTGAAAGAGGCTTTCTCATTTTTAAAAGGACCTGAAGATCTATACAAATTGTATTCTGAGAGGTATAATCAAAGCATACAAGCTTTTGGTCTACAACAAATGGGTAGACGAAGAAGAGGAGAATATGACAGTGGAGTTCCTCGAATTAAAATACCTTCACCGTCACCATAAAATTATAAGGAGATAAAATGGCTATAACAACAAACGCAATATGTAACACTTTTAAAAAACAACTTTTAGAAGCTACACATAACTTTAGTAATCCAGGCGGAAATACATTCAAACTTGCAATGTACACAAACTCGGCTGTATTAGGAAAATCGACAACATCTTTTACTACTTCAGGACAAGTAAGTTCACCGTCAGGTGGATATTCTTCTGGTGGTAAAGCACTTGTAAACACAGGAACATCTTTAGCAACAAACACAGCTATCACAGATTTTTCTGACCTTTCTTTTGTAGGTGTAACGCTTACAGCAAGAGGTGCTTTAATTTACAACGATACTGCATCTGGTGATCCAGCTGTAGCAGTATTAGATTTTGGCGGTGACAAAACTGCAACTTCTGGAACTTTTACTATTCAGTTCCCAGCATTTACAACGAGTGCAGCAATATTGAGAATCGCATAATTTAAAGGGAGGGCCAGGTGGCGGACATTACAGTAAGTGTATCATCACCTGGTCAAATCTCGACTTGGGGCCAAAGCACATGGGGTAATGGCTCTTGGAATGTTTTTAACGGAGTAAGTCTTTCATCAGCGTCAGTAACCGTAGACGCAGAAATAGCAATTGGTTGGGGAGGTCAAGCATGGAACATAGGTACATGGGGAGATGTAGCTAGTACAGGAGCTAACCTAACTGGAATTTCATTATCATCAAATATTGGTTCCGTAGAATTCGCTGGAGCAACACAAGGTTGGGGTAGACCGTCATGGGGAACTGCCGCTTGGGGATTATTTGGAACTATACTTGCAGGTGGTCAGCAATTATCTACAGGTATTGGAACCGTAGTTGCAGAAGGTTTAGTAGAACAAGGTTGGGGCAGAGGTAAATGGGGTAACAGAGCTTGGGGTGATACTTTCTCAGCACAAGCACAAGGTCAAGCTTTAACATCGTCAATCAATGCTGTAAGTCCTAGCACAAGCGTATCTATTTCTGTTTCAGGTTTAGATTTATTGACAATTACACAGGGTCTAAATTCAATTCAGATAGATTCAAGTATCTTTGTCTTTGTTGGTGAAGATGCAATGACTCTTTCACAAGGTTCGCAAAGTTTAGTCCAATCAACTGTTGAATCACCAGCTACAGCTGGATTACTAACAGGTTCTGTTGGTAACACTATTGCAGGATTGAAAATAGGTGTTGATGTAACAGGTATTGCAGCATCCTTAACTTTAGGTTCAATTAATTTAGTACAAAGCACAGTTGAGTCTGTTTCTGGTCAAGCATTAACATCAGCAGTGGGAGCAGCTGGATCATTACCTCAACAATTAGTAGGCGTAACTGGATTAAACTTAACGAGTGCTGTGGGATCAGTGGTGTCTACAGGAACTGCAAATATTGATGTTTCTGGTATAGGGTTGACAGCAAATATTGGTTCGGCTAATGTAACGGCATGGGCAGAGATCGATCCTGGTGTAAATAATGTTTGGACTGAGGTTGATAGAGCGGCCTAATTTTGTTAAAATAGGAGATATATGGCATCAAGTTTTTCTACAGATCTAAAACTCGAATTAATGGTAACTGGCGAAAACGCTGGTACTTGGGGTGATAAAACTAATACCAATTTAAATTTAGTACAACAAGCTATTGCAGGTTTTGAACAAGTAACACTATCAAGTGGTGGAACATTAGCTTTAGTCATGTCTAATGCAACATTATCAAATGCAAGAAACATGGTTATTAAATTTGCTACTGCTACAATCGCAGCGAGCACTGTTTGTACAATACCTGATAGTATAGAAAAATTTTACATCTTTGATGCAACTGGACTAACTAATCCTACAAACTTAACAATTAAAACTGCTTCAGGAACTGGATTTACTTTAGACGCTGCAAAAATTTATGCCGCTTATTCTGACGGAACAAATTTAAAAGAAATATCTTTAGATACTTTAGGTGGATCAATTGGAACATTACAAGTAGCTGATGATGCAATCACTGCTGCTAAAATTTCTAACAACGCAGTAATCACTGCTGGAATTTTACAATCAAATGTAACTCAAAACAAAATGTCTCCAAATTCAGTAGGGACAGCACAACTTTTACAATCGAATGTAACACTAACAAAAATGGCTGCAAATTCAGTTGGACCCAGCCAGTTACAATCAACTGCTGTAACTGCGGGATCTTACACAACAGCTAATATTACAGTTGATGAAGATGGAAGATTAACTGCAGCATCAACA